GGCACCGGTGACAGCCGGCTTGCATGCTTCGGGGTTCTGCGTCGCAAAGACATGCAGGATTTCCAGCTGCGCGACGATCTGCTCTGCCTGGTGGGCCAGATAACCCATATCTTTGGGCGCAGGGCTGGAGGAGGACGCCGCCACCTTGACGCTGGACGCGCCTATGCTACTATTTCTGCTCATGAAATTAACTCCTGACAGGGTGAGTTTCATCGGGCCATCAAGTGTTTGCCGCACTTGGTGGCCAAAATTTTCAGAGGTCGGATATCTGTGATCGGGATTTCTCAATGTTCCGAAGAGCTTGATGTAATGCCAGCGAGATACTGCTGTCTTTGCAGGAAAAAGTCGCTCCGCTTTCTGTCAACGCTCTGACGCAGTCGATAATTGCCGCGGCGCTAGACAAATTTTCTTCAACCTCGTCTTTCGCGACGGCTTCGGTCACGATTTCTAATTTTTCTTCCATCATCAACTCCTGATTCGTTTTCAAAGTGCCTTCAATATTAGGTATGCCTAATTTCGCCGTCAAGAAATATTTAGGCAGACCTTAATTGTTGTCAGATGCATGGACCGAGTGTCCGCTGCTCTTCGCACGATAATTCAAGGGGTCAGCAAAGAACTTGTGTAGCTCGCGGTTAGAGTAGGCCGTGCATCGTTCGGAGAACTTCACCGGCTGAGGCGCTTTGCCGGCAATGACCAGTTGCCGGAATTTTTCGCGTGAGAAAGGGGAGAAGGGTTCGATCTGCTTCCAGCGACTCATACCGTCAGCTGGAAGGGTCTTGTTTTTGGAGACTGCGTTTTCCATGTTCACCAATCCTTGCACGTTGTCGCCACGATTTGGCGGGGTGGTGCAAGGTTCGCAAATAGGAGAGTGCGAGTCTGTATCGTCTAGCTGCTAGACGTATCATCGTGGCGACTAGACGTGTCGGCCTAGCGGCTAGACCGACTTCCGAAACCACTCTGCAATAGTTCTTTGGGCGTTTGATTCCATCAATACCGCTCCGATAGCTTTACCGTGTTCGATGATTTCTGGCATTAGTTGCTGGGCTGCGTGATTTGCCGACCTCCATTCTTTTGCTTTGTATTTTTTGATGGCCCATGCTTTTAAATCTCGCATTCCTGCATGCCTAACTTTTGCTCCTGATGCTCCATTTTGCGAAGAATATTGCTTGACGATGCAAGTTGGACACATTGGGTTTTGGTCCAGGTCACGCACGCTCGCGGCCATTCCAACATATAAAAACGACCTGCAAAGCTTGGCAACAGTCATCGAATCGTCCAATTCGCCAGTGACCATCTCTGTCAGGTTGATCATCGCCTGAGCAACAAGCCATTCGCAGTGTCGTCTTAATCCATCGCCTTCCCGGGGTTGGCAATCTGATAAGCTATTTTCTGCCATAAGATGCGCAATCAACTCTGAGTCATTGGTGTCTATCCCGAGCCTCTCCATCCCGGCAAAAATTATTCCCTGTAGCAACTCAATTTGTTCAGCGTATTGACTATGGGCAGGATGGTTCCTTTTTCTTCGCCCTAACCTCGGGAGCCGGGAGCCTCGTTTTTGAGCAAGCATGATTATTTCCCCTTGGCAGTAGGCTTTATTGGAGAACTCCAAATGCCTTCAATTGAGTGACAATTGCATCTCGTTGAGCTGTGTCCGTTAATCGTGAGATAGCTAGTGCAATTTCATTAGATTCGGTATCGGCCGATGTCGCTGTCTGTTTTCCCCATATCAGCCAGTGTGGCGAAACGCCAAGAGCATCAGATAGTTTCAGTAAGTTTTCACCATCAATACGTTTAATTTCGCCGCTTTCCCAGTCGGTCATGGTTGGGGCGCTGACCCCCACCGTCTTTGCTAAATCCGACTTGGTAATCCCGCGTTTGGCACGTGCTTCTTTGAGTCGGTCATTCCAGGTCATAAGGCGCTCCTAATAAAAGTTAGGCAATCCTAACATTTAGGATGTTAGGCATGCCTAAAATAAACATTGCGTCAAAAATTAGGCGAGCCTAAAATTATGGAATGGAAAATCCACTCCACTCCCAGATCATCGATGCTCTCGGCGGAACCTCTAAGACTGCGCTGATGTTCGACATTGATCCTGCATCGGTGTCAGGTTGGCGCAAAACCGGGATCCCTAAAGCGCGCCTTATGTACATAAGGTTGGTGCGGCCTGATTTGTTTGACGAAGCTGGCGCGGCAATCGCAGCCGGTGATGACGCATGCTGACCCATTACCCCATCGGCCCCATGCCAGACAGATTACTCAGTGGCGGGCAGATTCGCCTTGATCTTCGCAGGCAAAGTGAAGAGGTAAGTCAGAACCAGCTCGGTGAAGAGCTGGAGTTCTTCGGTCTGCTCTTTCGTTGGCTTGGGCAAGTCGTGGACCGCTTCATTACCTTCAAGGCGGATCTTGTGTGCCCAGTCTTTCAGGTCCTTTGTGATAAGACCGTCCTTTTCAAGCTTGTCAATTCGCTTGCCGAGGTTGTGAACGTCAATAGTCGGCTCAAAGACTTTGGTTCCGACGTCAATCGCCCGTCGAAACATCATAACAGCGGAACTATAGCGACCGTCTTTAGCGTTCTCGCAGCCTTCTACAAAGGCATCGGCGGCCGCGTCTGGCACATCTTTAGGAGCAAGAGACTTTCCCCTGATTGGGAATACTTGGCTACAAATTCTCACATCGATTCTCGTGTGATCAGCCAAGTTTCCTTTCAGGTCAGTGGGAGAGATAAGTGTCACTACCTCTGCGACGAAACATATGGGTCCATCGCAAGCTGGGCAGCTACCCAACACGTTCCACCTGTGGTTGTGCCGAGGGTGCATGGAGGCGCGACTGCAATCGAAACTAGCATTTCGAGCGCCGCAATGCGGGCAATCATGAACGAGGACAGCCATGGCTAATGACCTTGTAGTTATTGATTCGAAATTGGATCGGTTCCTCGAATCCCCACCCTCAGAAGCGATCCGCCTGATTGTTCAAGAATACCAGATTGCCTATGACCGCCCGGCATTCGTCACGGCCATGGCGGCAAAGCTCGTTGTTTTGGCCAAGCGAGGCGGGAAATGCTGACGCACGATCTCTACGGCCCATTTCGTGATGGCAGCTATGCCGTCGGCTACCCCACACCTGGCTGCTCGGTAATGACTGTCGTATCGACGGGAATGACGAAGGAGCGAGCCCAGCAAGAGGCGGCGCGCTTGAATGAAGAGCAGGAGAAAAGGGCGGCCGCGATTCAGCGCGACCGCCAGGCCAGCGCAATGATGCGCGCCCGCTTGATGGAATCGAGGGTGCTGCATCCGTTCAGTGGTGCTGGAGAGACGCAATGAAGGGCCCCGCACTCCTCCTAATAGTTCATGAATCGGACAGGCGAGTAGTCGTAGGTTTCCCCGGTGAAGTACGGAACGCCGCATACGGTGCATTTCGCGTAGCGCTTTCCGTGCGAGCTGTGCGCCTGGAGTATTACCTTTTGCGCTTTGTTGTCCATGCAGGGCTGGCAAAGATAGTGCGCTGGGGTGCCGCCTTGGCCCGTTTCAATGCTCGCGAGCACAAAAACATTGGGCGAAAGCTCATGCAATTTGTACTGGCCCCGCTCCGCTTTCCGCTGTTCAAGCTCGGCGATTTTTGCACTGAGTTCTCTTTTTTCGTCTTTGAGCGCCTCAATATCCTCGCGCTGCGTCGACAGCTTCTCTTGCAAATGCAGCGCGGCATTCTGGACGTCAATGATTCGGTCGTTCAGGAGCTGTGTCGCCTCGGCGATCTTATTGTCGTCACGAACGGCGACGGCGGTTTTAGCCAATTCCAGCGCGGTTTTGAGCGAACCGAGAGCGGAGCTGATAGTCGCGATCATTTTTCTAGTTCTCCCAGGCAAGGCGGGTAGTGATTACTTTATCACCCCCGCGAAAGGACTTTGTTCCTCATCGAATCGAATAGCGGTCCTTGATGAAGAGATCGTAATACCGGCCCTTGCTAGTGGAATTCATGAAGTCCGTATAGACGGTAATGGGAACACCTACAAACGTGTAGATCTTGGGGTGGCTGGTGAATTGAATAAAGAGTTCGCGCTTAGATGGATCGTAACCAACTGCGGCGATAGCACTGGACCTGACTGGTTGCATGTTCATCGCATCCCCCCCTTTAGAGATTTTTGAAAATGGCCTATCTACCTACTGCAACTGTATTTCTGGCGGACCGCTGCCTTCCTGAGTCGACCGAGATGTTCGTCTTGGTAAAGACAGACCTAACGGAATTCTGCGTTGCTCTTGTTGGCGCAGAGCCCAGAGGAATGCTCGGATACCTCCATTTCGGACGGGCCGGCGAAGAGACTATTTCAGGTACGACTGTAGGTACGTTTGAATTACTGGAAGTACTGCCGGCAGGTTCTCCAGCCCCTTATCCAGTAATTTCATTGTCAGGTGTTTTATGGAATCGGCGGGCAGCGATCGAAGCGCATCGGTCCATTTCTTCTTTTCTGGAGGGGGGAGATCTGACTGATCAATCTTGTCTCCAATCAACTGCAGGAGGGTCTCCTCGTGCAGTTTGATCGTAACCACTCCCAGGATGGCCGAGAGACCACCATCGTCCGCAAGGAAGTCCAGGCCACGCGCAGTGATCTTCATTCCCGTTGTGTAGAAGTCACCGTCCATGTATGTGACCAGGCCCGCGTCTACCAGTCCATGTTCTTGAAGGTAGAGAGCGTTGGCAACAACGTCTTCGGGCATGAATTCTGGCCCAAAGCGCGGAAGGTAATCGTCAAATGTACGAGGGTAAGCCTCGGCGGCGCTTCTCAGAAGCGAGAGTTGCAATCCTCTATCCAGCTTCACTGGCAGCTCCTTGTGATTAGTTTTTTCGGGTCCGGAAATCCGATTATAGCCACCCACAACGGAACTGCCGCCCATCTTCATACAGGCAGCGAGCAACGGTTAAGCACCTCTGGATCTGCTCCCTCCTATGCCGGAGGGAGTGTATGACTCGCCCATCCTTTCAGTTTTATCCCGCGGACTGGCGGAATAACGCCAAGCTGCGCCGCTGCTCTTGGGGGGGCCGTGGTGTCTGGGCCGACGTCATGTGCTTGCTCCACGATTCGGACGAATACGGAATACTCCGGTGGCCACTCAAGGAAATTGCCCAGGCTATTGGCTGCCCTATAGCGCTCTTGAAGGAGCTTGTGGACAAGAGCGTGCTGAAAGGCACCGACAAGGGCGAGTGCGCTGCGCTCGAATATACCCCGCGCTCTGGTCGCCAGGCCGGCCCGACAGTCACACTGATTCCCGTCACCCAAGGGCCGATTTGGTTCTCATCTCGCATGGTTCGGGACGAGTATATCCGTCAGAAAAAAGCTAACCGTGAGTTGTACAAGGATTCACCTAGCTATTCACCCATGCCCCCCATTGGTGATGAGGAAGACAATTCACCCATGCCCCCCATGGGTGAATTGTCGGGTGCAGCACCAATGCCCCCCAAAAGTGATTTGCCTTCATCTTCATCTTCATCTTCAATAAAAACAAAGAACCTAAAACCCTTGTCCGGTGGCCCGGACGAAATGCCTCCCGGCTTCGCCGAGTTCTGGGCGGCTTGGCCGCGAGGTGAGCGCAAGGCAGCAAAGGCGGAATGCCTCAAGCGGTGGAAGGCCAAAGGCTTGGAGGCGGATGCGGCAGTGATCGTGAGTGCCGTGAATGCCCAAAAGCTGACGAAAAAATGGCAGGACGGCTACGATCCTGCTCCCCTCACGTTCCTGAACCAGCGGCGCTGGTTGGACGATGTGGCCGACACGAATGCCAAGGGCAGTGGGCCTGACGGCGGGGCAGAGCGTGGCTACGATGACCAGCGATTCAGGGGCGCGAAATGACGCGAATCGCCAAAGGCGCCCAGGCCATTCTCGATGCCCGCATGCGCGGCCAGAAGCCTAACGAGCTGATCCTGGTCTCGCTGATCGGGCCGCTGGCCGAGGCAAACCACACCGTGTTCGTGAACCCGACCGGTGCCTACGACTGGCGCTGGGTGATCGGCCTGCAGCTGTGCGCTATGGTCAACGCTCAGACGCGCCAAGCCGCCCGCGACGTCTTGCTGGCCATCGGCAAAGACTCGCCGGCCCAGCTCCACGTGTGGAACGTCGACCAGTTCAAGGGCGCGCGCGTCGTCGTGCTGCCGAACCCCGCTGACATCGAGATGCCCCGCGCTAGCTGGCGGTGGGCCATGGATTTCGACCCGTGGTCAGACTTCGATAACGAGAATTTTGCCTGGAGCCCCTGATGCACCTGATACCCGACCACATCGACTTTTCCGCGTACATGGACGAGCCGCCAGCAGAGCACCGCGTGGTGCCGGCCAGCTCCCTCCTGGACTCGGTTATCGACCACTTTTTCAAGCCTTCCGATGCGCCGCAGGTGCAGATGGGCTGGCGCAAGACACATGGCGACTTCGAGTTCCGGCCCGCCGAGGTGAGCCTGTGGGCAGGCATCAACGGCCATGGAAAGAGCCAGGTCATCGGGCAGGTGGCACTGGACCTGATGGACCAATCGCAGCGCGTCTGCGTCTCGTCGTTGGAAATGGCGGTGGCGAAGGTGATGGCGCGTATGGCTCGCCAGGCCGGTGGGCGCCTCGATGTGACGGTTCCATTCTTGAGGGCCTTCCACCGCTGGACCGACGGTCGGCTCTGGCTCTATGACCACATGGGCAGCACCGATCCGCGCACGATCTTGGCAGTGATTCGCTACTCAGTCGAGAAATTCGGGATCCAGCATTTTGTCGTGGACAACCTGGCCAAGGTGATCGAGAAAGAAGACGACTACAACGGCCAGAAGGCCTTCGTGAACAGCCTTTGCACCGTGGCAAAGGACACCGGCGTACACATCCACCTGGTGCTACACGTGAAAAAGGGCGAATCGGAGCACAAGGTCCCTGGGAAGTTCGACATCAAGGGATCGGGCGCGATCGCCGACCTGGTCGACAACATTTTCGTCGTCTGGCGGAACAAGGCCAAGGAAGAAGAATTTCGCGAAGGGAACCACGAGCACGCCGACGATCCCGACTGCCTGTTGAAGATGGAGAAGCAACGGCACGGCGAAACCGAGGGCTCGTATCGGCTTTGGTTCCACCCTGGCTCCATGCAGTACTTGGAGTCGCGCCACGACCGGCCGAAGGTCTATCGCATTGAGCCGACCATCACGGCGGAAGAAGTGGAGTTCTGATGATGTTTTATCCAGCCAGCCTATCCGCCGACCTGCAGTATCTGGCCAAGCGCTATCAGTGGAATGGTGAGGACAAGGCCGAGGTGCGTGCAGCCTTCACTGACTGCCCGGAGATGGTCAACTTTTTCACGGTCTTGGCAGCTGCTCATCGGGCCGGATACGAGCAGTGCGCAGCGAACGGCTTCATACGTCTGCGGGCATGGTGTCTTGAAAAGCATCTTGGTGATCCCTTCGCTCCAGGCTTCGATCTCGCGGCCCTGGACTCCATGGCCGTAAATCCACGAAAGGAACATGCATGAGCGCAGAGAAGGATGATCGCAAACAACGCCTCGCATTGCGCTTAGAGGCCATGTTAGTGCGTGAGGGAAAAGAGAAGAGCAGGGCGCTTGAATCGAAGTACTACGGCCGGTATGGCGATCCGGCAAACCATGTTGAATTTCAAAGCGTAAAGGCAGGAGGCCTGATGGAAGATGCGGAACTGAAGACGCGCGAGGTGGAAGCTATCTTGCACTACGAGATTGAAAATTGGATTCGCTGGGGGCGTAAGCGGGACTGGTTGCCAACGGGTTTTAAATGCCCCCTCGGTTTTGCTTACAAGGGCGCGTCGCCCGGTTACGCTGAGCCTTGCGACGAGCGTGCCGCTGTGATGTTCGAACGCATCGTGGTTTCGCTGCCTGACAAGCATCGTCAGGCGTTCGTGATGCATCACCTGGAGCGTGCCGCGGTCCGGCAAACCATCGTGATCGTCCGCGGTCGCGACATGAAGGCCCGGTTGCTGGCGGTCGGCAAATCGCGGTATCACGAGATCGTCGCCCAAGCTCACAACATAGTCCTACGAAAATACGATCTACATAAAGGTTGATATCGGTAGGATGATCATTGTGAATTGATCTCATCTAAAAGCTGATAAAGCTCTGCATCACTGATCGTCTCCCGCTCGAATTCCTCATTGTCGGCTTGAATCGGGGATTTCGGCCGGAGATTGGGCGACTTGTTTTCCCCTGTTTTTAAGTAAATGAGCAAAGCAGTCGAGAGCGCAAAAATGTCATCCCATCTGTCAAATAGATGGGCAATCCGAATCAGATCCTCCGTTTTAACGTTTATCAGTTCGTCGTCGTTGCCCTGACGGGGCAGGATAATTCTAAGTAACTCTTGGCGATCTTCCAATTTGAAGATGTCAATGGTACGCACAAGTTGGTACAGAAGTTTATAGGGGGCGCTTTCTATGAAGTCAGAGTTAGCCGGGGAAAACTCCAGCATGAGATCTGATTCAAGTACTTTTCGCAAGATAGGAATATTCCCAAAACTCATAGCTGGGAGGTGTGCCGCGCAGAGGCGAATATATTTCCAATCTTCTCCGACAATAACTTTGACTTCATCAGGTTCTGTGGGCCAATTGAGAGGGTAATTGTCCCTGAAGCCGTTAATCAACATCGTAGGCGGGAATAGCATGCCTCTACTCTTAATTAGACAAAGTTTGGCGATCTCCTTCAGTTCACTTTGGAGATGTTTCCTCAGAACGGCATGTTCAAGGGGACTTCCTTTGAATACTTGGCTTCGCAGTGCATCAATTACGTCTCTAAATGTATCGAATTGATATATCCAGTTGTTAGTGGGCATGTCACCCGCGCAAGCAAGTGCTTCTTTTGTTTCCTGATTTCGAGCGACCTCGTTAATGAATCCAGAGATGAACTCAGCATCGTTAGCAAACTTCGTTGGATGATTCCCGACGGCTTCTCGTTCCGTCTCAGCAATTGCGACCTGCTTCAAATAGCTGATGAGTTCATTTCGCGTTTCACGGTAGTCCCAGACTTGACGCCTGACGAAGTTGAGTAGCTTCAATTTACCTCGTTTATGGAGTTCATACGCCGCGCGGTATTCTTGCCGAGTGATGCTAACTTTCTGATCTTTATTGACCAGGCCGCCAACCCTGGTGCCGATCAGGAGAACATAGTAGTCAGCCCTGCCAATTGCTTCCAGACATGCATCGTAGGAGTGCTCTGCCAAGGATGGCGCAAAATCGCTGTATTCTGAGGCAAGAACTAAGCAACCTTGCTGCTCCAAGTAGAATTTAATAGCGCTGCGAAGATCATGGAAATCGTATATGGTCGAAGAAAGGAAAAAGGTAGGTGCGGGCATGACATCCTCGAAATCGATGGCATGAATTCTCTAACATCTAATTCCCGAATGTGCGGTCGGGAAAAAATTTATTGACGACCGGACTTTTACCCCTCAAAATCGACTCTGTTCATATAGCTTGGACCTTTTCAAGCTAATGAAACGAGTGTTGATATTTGAAGGCATTCACGGAAGCGAGGTCACTTGGCAGATAGCTCTGGACTGTCGCGAATTTCCTCAAGTATCGAGCATCATCCTAAACCCGCTTCGGCGGGTTTTTATTTTGGTGCAAGAATTCATTGATTTTTGCCGTGTGGTAATATTTATTCTCAACTGAGGAGAATATCCATGGCATATGGCGATAAAATGGAAGTGTTCGCTACTGGGGCTGCTGGCGGCAAGGTCGTGATGTATGAAGATGCATTACATAACGTCAGGACTTATAACGGCCAAGCTGAGTCCGGCAAAGGTTGGGCAATTCTCAAGGCGACGCCTGAGAAGGTTTTGGCTTGGCTCAAAGACGCGGAGTTCGCAAACGGCAGCTACGGCGATCCCCCACGCGGATTTAATCCGTACCCCGACAAGTTGGCGCGTTTGGATTCGCTCAGGGAAGGCCAAGGAAGAGCGCTAGACATGGGTGTGGTGTATGAAAAGGTGCCAGGCTTGTACGAATTTATGAATGGTCGTCATCGTTCCTATTGGCTGGCAACGAACGGTGCAGAATTCGTTCCTTTCGTTGTGCCCGCGCACCAGGTGGAGCACTTCACGCAGCTGCTGGTGTGAAGCCCGATAAGACACTTCAAAAAGCCTCGATCATCCGAACGAGGCTTTTTCTTTTTGCGCGTCTGTAGCTCAATGGCAGAGCCGCTGCCTTCCAAACAGATGAAGAGGAGTTCGATTCTCCCCTGACGCTCCAGGCTTCAAATCTTTTTCGGGGTGCTAGATGTTGCCCGCAGCTACAAGAGCATGCGGGCATTCTTCATGTTTTTACGCAAAGGCCTGTCGCGAGGAAGCTTCTGGCGTTGCAAATCGCTTACGACGCCAGGCGGCCACTCCTACCAGACCGAGTCCTCCCAGAAACATTGCTGATGCAGGTGCTTCAGGGACCGCAGACGTTGGGTTGAACTCTGAGAGTCCAAGCGTGAACCCGAAACTGTAGGACTTGGATGGGTCAGGGTTGGTGAGGCTAAAAGAGATTGCGTTGATTCCTGATGACAAGTTTATCGTCGTATATGGCGAGCTGTAGCTAGGTATTGGGTCATTGAAAGTCAAAATCCGAATCGGGTTGGAAAGGTCAGGAAGAGTTGGTAAGTCTGCATGATAGAGCTTTACCACTAAGCTGCTGGAGGAAGGTTTGTCTGGCAGCCACCTTAGGGCGAAGCTATTTACCGTTGCGAGTGCTGAGAAAACCGTTGTCTGATCTTGCTGCTGTTGCCAATTAAAGTGTTGCACCACTGATCCATAGGTAGGGCCATAAAGACCTGACTCATAGAGAACAAGGTTATCAGAGTCAAGTTGAGTGGCCCAAACTAAAACTGGACCGGCATACGATGGAGCTGACAATGCAACCGCTCCGGTAAAAAGTGTAGCGCGAAGGAACTTGGATACCTTGTTTTTCAGTAACATCTTTACCCCTTTCAATTCTAGTTTTATTCGTTGGTAGAAGCTGCTCAAAACCCCTTTTTTGACGCACTGCGCAAACAGATTTGTACACAGAAGTGAGTTAGTCAAGAGCTAATAAATTTTTATTAATTTTCTTGTCTTGTGGAAATTGGCGTGTGTATGCGCGCCGAGGTTTTTAGGTCCTCCCGCCTCTCTCGAGGGTTTGCCCGCCATGTGCGGGCTTTTTTATTTCCGGTGCTCATATGCTCGCTGATGTCGGTTTGAATAGCCCGCTGGGTTTGTCGGATACCTGGACGGAGTGGTGCGATGTCGAGATCACCAAAGACAGCAGTGATCGAGTGGTGAGCATCATTGCGTCTCGTCCCGATGGCGCGGTGTTCACCAAGACCATCGCCTACAACGGAAGCAAGACCAACATCTCGAAGTGGACGAGGACAGCATGAGCGTTACTTCTGCGATGATTGAAGCCGGAATTCTCGGACTTGGACGTGGCCCCATCGGCTTTACTTCTAGTGGAAATACGGTCGGAAGCGTAGTTACAGTGACCAAGAGTTTTGGTTGGGACTATTCTGCTATTCAGTGGACTCGTACCCCGACTGCTGGTGGTGCTACGACTGATATTGCTGGTGCTACAGGAGCATCCTATGCCCTGACTAGCGCGGATATTGGCTATACAGTCACTCCCCGCGTTACTGGCCTGGTATTTCGTCTTCCGTATGGCGTTAGCGTGCCCGTTCCTTCTGGTGCACCCACAGTTGTTGCGTCCCCCACCATCAACTCAGCGCCGAAGGTATTCGAGGTCTTGGATGCTACTGCCGGCAGCTTTAGCGGCGCCTCGTCGGTGACGACGAACGTCTATGCGAATGGCGTGCTGGTGGGTACGCTGCCGTATGTTGTGATGCCCTCCGACCTGAACAAGTCGTTAACGCTGGATTCGGTTGGCACCAATGCCAGCGGTTCCACGCACAGTCTCACAGGTAGCAGTACGAACTGCTTGCCGGTCTTGTCGGCATCGAAGCGGACGGTTTTGCCTTACATGGCTCTTACCGCAGGAGCAAACAATGTCCGGAGTTCGCGCCTGGCGGATCGATCAAACAAGACCGTCACTGATCCGTGGGTGGAGTGGTGGAACGGTTATGTGGACGCTGCCACAAGCAATGCTCCCCAAGAGAAGGGTGTTGGTAACGTTGTCCCAATCCGCGCCGCGCTGCTCTTGAATACTTCGGGTTCCGGGCAGAATCAATCGTCGGCAGTTCTGGTGCAGCTCAAGTGGACAAGAGCCGCCGCATGCCAGGCGGGCTATATTTTCAAGTTGGATGGTACTCAGCCGACGACAGCGGAATTTTCTGCAGCTGGCGGCGCGATTTCTGGTGACGGTTACACGCTGACAGTTCCGGATGGCTGGCGTGTTCGCTCAGATCGCGCCTATGGCTTCACCATCCTCAAAGATGCCTGGTACATGGTCAGCTGGGAAATCGCGCCGGCTGTTGGTGCGAAATATCCGAGCCAGCCAGTATCATCCGGTCGTACTGACCTGGGCGATATGATGAAGGATCAAGCGGGGGCTGGTACTGCAGTCTTCCTGAAAGACTGGACAACGTTGAGCGGTGTGACAGCCGGCCAGGTTGTGTGCGGCCCGTGTAACGTTTATGGAAGTGGTGCATACGGCGAGAAGTCCCTGATCAATCACGGCGACAGCATCGGCCGTGAAAATTCAGACCGCATAACGCCGAACGGCGCGCTGTACGGTGATGCAGATGGCTGCACAGCCTTTGTAAATCGTGCACTGAACACTGGGAAATATAGCTGGACGCGGGCAGCAGTCAGCGGTACGAACGCCACAGTGCCGGCTCTCTATGGTGGTTTTTCGCAGCGTCTTCTGCAAGGTCAATTTGCTGATGCTGCGATCACGAATATGGGCAACAACAACCGTAGCCTCCCATGGTCAGGCCCCGTCGGGACAGGTTTGCTTGCGACACAGCGTGATCATTGGGCGAAAATCCGTGCCGCGGCCCGCTCTAGCTCACTACCGCTGATCGCAGTGACGTTCGCGCCACAGGCGAGCTCAACTGACTCATGGGAGACAACGGCAAATCAGACATCGCTCATGGGTCCAGGTACGCCGGGCTACGATTCGTACAATCCGTATCTGCGTGCCGGTGTGTTCACTGCGGCCGACCCGACGGCTGCATACGATATGTACAACGCGATCTACGCGGGTGCCGGCGCAGCTGGCTTTACCGATGTGATAGACGGGAAGATCCCTTGTAATGGTACTGCTCAGGCAGGCTATTTCGACTCGACTCATCCGCAGGCAGCAATCCACACATACGTCGCCGCCGATCTTGCTAGCAAACTTCCGACTTTGTTGGGTTTTTGATATAGGGAGGCGTGGCTATCATGCGTTTGAGAACCCTGAAACCGCGCTTGCATGAAGCCCAGACTAGCCGCGTCCAGATGCATAAGCCTACGGCTAGCACGACGCTGCGCATCCGAGGGCGTCAGTGGATGAAGATGAAGACCGATGCTTTGGTCGCATCGGACCATTGGTGTGTGGCATGCCTAGCAGAAGGCAGACAGACCATAGCAGTAGAGGTCGATCACAAGACGCCATTGTGGCGTGGCGGCTCCAACGATCAGGACAACTTGCAAGGGCTTTGCAAGGATCACCATGACGAGAAGACGGCGCGTGAGGCTGCGGAACGGGCCAGGGGAGGTTGATCCGGCGGCGAAGCCTGCCGGGGGTATCGAAAGTTGATGAGGTAAAACCTCGGAAACCGCTTGCCTTCCCACGCGCAGAAAAAATCCCCTTTTAGGAGTTTTGTTAATGGCATTAACAGCTAAAAAGAAGCTGTTTGCCGATGCGGTGATGCGCGGGAAGTCCAACAGGGACGCGGCTATCGAGGCCGGTTACAGTGCCGCGACTGCCTCGGCAGCAGGCTCGCGACTTGTTAAAGACCCTGCGGTCGCTGAATATCTGAAAAAGTGCCGCGAGGCAACCAAAGCGCCGGGCGGGGAGGTCGCGAGCAACCCCTTCGATATTAGCCGCGCATTACAATACAGCGATCCTCGTTCGTTCTTGTTGGCAACAATGAATGACCCGCTGACTGAGGACAAGCTGCGGGTCGATGCAGCCAAGGCGCTGCTGCCGTTCATGCACAAAAAGCTGGGCGAGGGCGGCAAGAAGGATGCTCGGGACGAGGAAGCCAAGAAAGTGGCCAGCCGTTTCCCGACCGCCGCGCCTCCGCGCCTGGCAGCGTCCGGCGGTAAGAAGCTATGAAGTGGTCTACTGCGGTACCTGACTGGGAGGAGCGGATAGTCCAAGGGCGGTCGATCATCCCGCCGCCGATTTTCCGTGACCAAGCCGAGCATGCGCTGTCGATTTTCAAGCAGCTGCGCGTGGTGGACATTCCCGGCAAGCCCACCTTCGGCGAATGCAGTGAGCAATGGGTGTTTGACTACGTCTCCGCCATCTTCGGTGCCTATGACGCCGACACAGGCCAGCAGCTCATTCGTGAATTCTATTTGCTGATCAGCAAGAAGAACACGAAGTCCACCATCGCAGCGGGGATCATGCTGACGGCGGTCTTATTGTGCTGGCGGGAGGAAGAAGAGCACCTGATTCTGGCGCCGACCAAGGAAGTCGCCGATAACAGTTTCAAGCCGGCAGCGGGCATGATCCGCGCCGATGATGAGCTCTCGGCCATGTTCCATATCCAGGATCATATCCGGACCATCACCCATCGGGTGTCCCGAGCATCGCTGAAAGTGGTGGCAGCCGATACGGATACCGTGTCAGGGAAGAAGTCCGGGCGGATCCTGGTCGACGAGCACTGGCTGTTTGGCAAGCGAGCCAATGCAGAGGCCATGTTCATGGAGGCGCTGGGCGGCCAGGTCTCTCGCGACGAGGGGTGGGTGATTTTCCTGACCACGCAAAGCGATGAGCCGCCGGCCGGCGTCTACCTGGAGAAGCTTAATTACTTCCGCAACGTGCGGGACGGGGTGATCCACGATCCTAAATCTCTGGGCGTGCTGTATGAATTCCCGCCCGCGATGATCAGGAGTAAGGCCTATCTCGATCCTGCCAATTTTTACATTACGAACCCGAATATCGGGCGCTCAGTAAATGCTGAGTGGCTACTTGACCAGTTGAACAAGGTCAAGGGCAAGCTGGACGGGGCGCTGCAGAAATTCCTGGCGAAGCACCTGAATGTAGAGATTGGATTGTCCCTGCGGTCGGATCGGTGGGCCGGCGCGGACCAATGGGAGTGTCAGGCCAAGCGCCCAGGCTTGACACTGAGGGACTTGCTGGAAGAGTGCGAGGTGATCGATGTCGGCGCTGACGGCGGCGGCAATGACGACTGGCTCGGGCTTGCGGCCGCTGGGCGTCACAAGGAAACCCGTGAATGGTTGCTCTGGACGCATGCCTGGGTGAATCCGCCAGCTCTTGAGTTGCGTAAATCCGAAGTCCCGGCCTGGCGGGACTATGCGGCCCAGGGCGAGCTGACGATATGTGATTCGGTCGGCCCCGACGTGATCGAGATGGCAGAAATGGTTGCATCCATCGAGCAAGCCGGTCTCCTGGACAAGGTCGGCGTCGATCCTGGCGGCATGGGCGGCATTCTGGATGCGCTGATCGAGGCCGGTGTGCCGCAGGACAAGATCGTAGGTATTTCGCAGGGCTGGAAGCTTGGCGGCGCCATCAAGACTACCGAGCGCAAGCTGGCGGAGGGCGTGCTGGTGCATGGCGGGCAGAAGATGATGAATTACTGCGTCAGCAATGCCAAGGTAGAGCCCAAAGGAAACGCCATTCTGATCACCAAGCAGGCCTCTGGTACCGCGAAGATCGACCCACTGATGGCTACCTTCAACGCAATTTCCTTGCTGTCGCTGAACCCGGCGCCGGCAATCAACACAATCTACGAGCGGCGCGGCATTCGCTACGCGTAAGGAATCCATGGATCTGTTCAAAATTTTTCGCTCGGCGAGTTCGAGCGGGGGAGCAGTGCGCCCGCGCGCCGAAGATCCAGTGGGCGGCCTGGTATTCAACGGGCTAAATGATCCGGCCTTTCTGGAGTATGTGAGGGGTTCGCAGGCGACCGGCGGGCCAGGCGCGCTGAAGGCATTGCGCAATATGGCGGTGCTGCGCTGCGTGACGCTGATTTCCGAAGCCATCGGCATGCTGCCGTTCAATCTGATGTACAGCGACCCCGGTCGGGGCTATGCGACAGATCACCCAGCCTTCCGCCTGCTCAAGTATCGCCCGAACAGCTGGCAGACGCCGCTGGAATTCAAGCGGCTGATGGAGTTTCACTTGATGTTCAAGGGCAATGCTTATGCCCGCGTCATCAAGTCTGGTACGCGGCCGGTGGCATTGATTCCGATGCATCCGGATCGCGTAGAGCCGCAGCTCTCGAACGCATGGGAAATGACCTATGTCTTCACGCGGCCAGACGGCCAGCGCGTCGTCCTTCCCGCCAATGAGGTCTTCCATCTGCGTGACCTCAGCGAGGATGGCATCAAGGGGAAGTCTCGCGTTCGCCTCGCGGGTGGCGCCATCGATCTGGCCTTGAAGGCCGAGCAGGCGGCGTCTCGCACCTTCGAATCGGGCGTCATGGCCGGTGGGGCTCTTGAATTTCCGCATGAGTTGTCGGATCGGGCCTATGACCGCATCAAGAATTCCTTGCGCGACGAGCACAGCGGCGCCGAGAACTCTGGGAAATTCATGATCCTGGAAGGCGGCGGCAAGGCCGGCAAGTTCTCCGATACGGCATCCGCCGCCCAGCATGTCGAGAATCGCGGCATGCAGATCGAGGAGGTCGCCCGCGCTTTCGGTGTGCCGCGCCCGCTGATGATGATGGATGACACCGCCTGGGGCAGCGGCATTGAGCAGCTGGCTATTTTCTTTGTGCAGTACGCACTGGCCTTCCGATTCACGAACTGGGAACAGTCGGCCGCCCGCGTCCTGCTGACCGAATCCGAACTCGATCAGCTGCAGTTCAAGTTCAACGAGCGCGCTCTGCTGCGCGGCACCTTGGAGGCACAAGCGAACTTCTTCACCAAGGCGCTGGGCGCAGGCGGCCAGGCCCCATGGATGACGCAAAACGAGGTGAGAAAGCTCAGCGACCTGCCTGAGTCGGACGAGCCGCAAGCCAATTCACTGAAGAACCAAATGTCAAAGGCACCCAACAATGAGCCACCTAAAGCTCCCTGAAATCAAGGCTGACCACCGGCTGAGCGGCGAATTCGAAATGCCTGCGGATGCGCTGGAACGCTGGAATCCCGAGATTCGCGCCGCCAAGGAGGACGTTGACACGTCGATTTCCATCTATGGCGCTATCGGTGACACCTGGGACGGCAACGGCGTGACCGCTCGTCGTATCTCGGCTGCCCTGCGCGCCATCGGCGAGCGCGATGTTACGGTCAACGTGAATTCGCCGGGCGGTGACTTCTTCGAGGGCGTGGCGATTTACAACCTGCTGCGCGAGCACAAGGCCAAGGTGACCGTCAATGTGCTGGGTCTGGCCGCGTCCGCCGGCTCCATCATCACCATGGCCGGTGATGAGATCCGGATGGGTGAGGGGACTCACCTGATGATCCACAACGCCTGGGCTGTCGTCGTCGGCAATCGTCACGACCTGGCCGATTCGGCTGAGGTCATGGCGACGTTTGACGCCTCCATGGCGAGCTTGTACGCCGCCCGCACCGGTCTTTCGTCGGAGACCGTGGCGGACATGATGGACAAGGAAACCTGGCTGACGCCGGCAGACGCGATCCGGGACGGGTTTGCCACCGGCATGCTCTCGGCCGCCGATATCAAGTCCGATCCGAAGGCCAATAGCCAGCAGCGCGCCAAGGCGCTCATCGATGTGGCGATGGCGAAGGCCGGGCATTCCCGCTCGGTTCGCAAGGACGTGTTCAAGAATCTGTTTTCCGGTACGCCTGGCGCTGCCGACCCACCGGCCACGCCCAGCGCTGGCACCAATGAAATCGCAGCGCTGCTGCAATCCACTATCCAAACTCTGAAAGGTCAATGATGCAACAATCGAACATCATCACCCGTCGTCGCGGCATCATCGGCGTGCGCGCTGATACCGGCTCCCTGCCGCCCGAGCTGCGCCAGTCCGTGGAGGCCATGAACAAGGCTTTCTCGGACTTCAAGGCCGAGCACACCAAGCAGCTGGACGACATCCGCAAGGGGCTGCCGTCCGCTGACCAGACTGCCAAGGTCGAAAAGATCGGCGCCTTCATGGACGAGCTGCAGAAGCAAATCGCCGACGCCCACACCAAGATCGCCGCCTCCCAGATGAACGGCGGCGAGAAGAAGCTCCGCGACGCTGAATATACCGGCGCCTTCCAGGCACACATCCGCTCCGGCGACGTGCAGGCAGCGCTCAGCAAGGGCTCGGCGGAAGACGGCGGCTATACCACGCCCGTGGAGTGGGATCGCACGATCATCGACAAGCTGGTTCTCATCTCTCCCATCCGTGCCATCGCCTCGGTGATGTCGACCTCCAAGGCCGGCTTCAGCAAGCTGTTCAACGTGCACGGCACCGGCAGTGGCTGGGTCGGTGAGACGGACGCCCGCCCGGAAACCAGCGGCTCGAAGCTGAAGCCCCTGGCCTTCTCGCATGGCGAGATCTATGCCAATCCCTCGGCCACCCAGCAGCTCCTCGACGATTCTGAGATCGATATCGAGAAGTGGCTGGCTTCCGAAGTCGAAACCGAGTTCGCGAAGCAGGAAGGTGCAGCCTTCGTCTCGGGCGACGGCAACAAGAAGCCCATGGGCCTGCTGACCTACGTGACCGGCGGTGCCAATGCTGCCGTTCACCCGCTGGGCGCCATTGCCCTGGTCAACAGCGGCTCCGCCGCCGCGCTGACTTCCGACGGCATCATCGACCTGATCTACAGCCTGCCCTCGGCGTTTGCTGGCAATGCGCAGTTCATTATGAACCGCAACACCCAGGGCGCCGTGCGCAAGCTGAAGGACGGCCAGGGCAACTACCTGTGGCAACCGTCCTACGTTGCTGGCCAGCCGGCGACCTTGAACGGCTACCCGCTGATCGAAGTCCCGGATATGCCCAACGTGGCCGCCAATGCGGTGCCGATCCTGTTTGGTGACTTCAAGCAGGGTTACCAGATCATCGACCGTATCGGCATCCGCGTGCTGCGCGATCCCTACACCAACAAGCCCTACGTGCAGTTCTACACCACCAAGCGTGTCGGCGGTGGCCTGCTGAACCCCGAGTCGCTGAAAGGCCTGAAGGTTTCGGCTTAATCTGCGCTGGGTCAATCTGAGGGGGAGGGCGCGGGTCGTGCTCTTCCCCTTCCTGGGAGAAATTTATGAGTTTGCGAGTTTTTGCGAAGGCGTTCGAAGGTGTGCGCGATGGCGAGATCTATCCGTCGCAGTTCTCGAAGGGCGATGAGTGCCCGCCTGAGCTGGTAGCCGGCGCACTTGCGCTCGGCGCGCTGGATCGTTCCATCGACGAAATGACCGTCCCGCAGTTGAAGGCGGCGCTGGACGATCTGAAGATCACCTACGCCCAGAACGCCAAGAAGGAAGAGCTGGTCGAGCAGTTGAAGGCGGCCGAGCAATCGAAGGCGGCAGAGGCGAACTGATGGGCCTGGTCAGCAGGGACATTGCGCTCCAGCATTGCAAGGCAGATTCGGGCGCCGAAGATGAGCTGATGGATATCTATCTGGCTGCAGCGGAGCAGGCGGCAGCGGATTATCTCAACCGGCAAATCTTTGCGGATCAGGCTGCGCTTGATGCTGCGGTGGCGGCCGGCACCGGCGGCGTCGAGCCCATCGTGGTGGATGCTGCCATCAAGGCCGCGATCTTGCTGACCTGCGGGCATTTGTACGCCAATCGGGAGGATGTGGTGATTGGCGCGAGCGCAGTGGCTCTTCCCAACGGAGCGCAAGCGCTGCTGCGCCCGAAACGCAGCAACATGGGGCCATAGAATGCGCGCCGGTCAACTAAATCGCCTCATTTCTCTGCAAAGAAAAGCTGAGGCAAAAAATGATGACGGGGACCTTGCCAGGTCCTGGACTGAGTTTGCAAGGCCGTGGGCGCGAAAAGTCGACCTCGCTGGTCGTGAGCTTGAAGTGGCCATGTCCATCAGTCAGGAAATATCAGTCAAGTTCCTGGTGCGCTATCGCACGGATGTTGAGCAAGGTATGCGGATTGTGCTGGCCAGTGAGTCTTATCACGTGATAGCCGCGCTGGATAAGCGGGGTGATCGCGACGAATTGCAGATCTATTGCTCCAAAGGTCTGATCGATGGCTAGGATGGAGGTCGATGGCTTTGATGAGGTAATTCGCCTACTGGAAGGCCTTCCAGAGAAGGTAGGATCCGATACGCTACGATCAGCTGCGAATGCTGGGGCTTCGATTATTAAGGCTGAGATTATTGCTCGCGCCCCTCGGAAGCGCGGAATTCTCGCTGATAACATCTACCAGAAGCACATCGAGGAAGTCTCCTCAGTGACATCGCAGACCTACCATGTGTCCTGGCGCAAAAAAGGTAAGGATGATGTGCCGTTCTACGGGATGTGGGTGGAATACGGTCATTGGTATATCCCGCCCAAGCCAGATGGAATCACCTGGAAGAAGCATCGCGCTGACTCCAAGCCGATCTTCGTCGCGGCTCACCCTTTCCTCCGCCCAGGCTATGAGGCAAAGAAGGACGCCGCGCTCACGGCGATGCGAGATAAATTGAAGGAACGTGTAGCCGAGGCGCTGAGGGGAGGGAAATGATCGAAAAGTTGGTTATGGACTTTCTAGCCGACTTGGTTGGAAGTCGTGTCTATTTTGATCGCGCGCCCGACAAAGTTGAGCGGCCCTATATCGTTCTGCTCCAAGTCGGTGGCGATCCGGTCGAGTTCTTGGACGGACCCTCTTCCATGGATCTAGTCCGCTTGCAAATTGACGTTTATGCAGAAACGCGTACCTCTGCAAACGAGCTAATGTCGCAGGTGCGGACCCGCTTGCATCCATTGCAGGCCTCCCCTGTCGGTGCTCCAGTCAGTTTGTACGAGAGCGCAGTAGCGCTTTATCGGCGCAGCTGTGATTTCCGAATCTTGGCAGCAGCTTAGGTACCATCTATCTACTAACAGGCCCCATTTTTGGGGCCATTTTTTTTGAAAGGGCTCATCATGGCCTACAACTTGCCCGACGGCTCCAAACTCTCCATCGCAGCCACTCTCGGTCCCGTGGTGAACACGACTGCACTCTCCAACGCATCGGAAGGTGTTGCCACTGTCGCAGCCGGTGCTGCTCTGGCTGCTGGCGATATCGTGGTCGTCAACGCTCCAGGCTGGCTGAAGCTTGATCGCCGTGTTGCGCGCATCAAGAACTTCAACGCTGGCGCGGTCACGTTGGAGGGTATCGATACCTCCAGTACCGACAAATTCCCCGCTGGGAATGGCCTCGGCAGCTTGCAAAAGGTGTTGACCTGGCAGCAGATCCCGCAGGTGACTGCGTTCGAATCGTCGGGCGGTGATCAGAACTTCGCCACCGTCGAGTTCTTGGACGATGACCAGCAGCGCCAGGTCCCCACGACCAAATCGCCGCAGACCCTCTCGATCACGGCAGCTGACGATCCGACGTCCCCCCATGGTGACGTCCTGTCGGCCGCTGATGAAGCTCGCGCCATTCGCCCGCTGCAACTGGCGCTGCCCAGCGGCCCGAAGATCTTCTACAACGGTTATGTGTCGTACAACCCGACGCCGACGCTGTCGAAGGGCAACATCATGACCACCAAGGCATCCCTGGCCCTGGTGTCGCGTCCCACCCGCTACCAGACCTAAGGTGATGCATGCTCAAACTGCAACCTAACCCCACGTTCATCCTGCCCGTGGATGTTCCAGTGGCCGGCGAACCACAGCCGACCAAAATCAAAGTGACCGCCCGCTATCACAAGCCCGACGAATTGAAGGCGCTGCTGGATGAGAACCAGAAGATGACCATCGATGAATTCGTGCAAGCCAATGTCGTCGGCTGGGATGGCGTCGAGGGTACTTTCAGCGAAGACGGACTGCGGGAGCTGCTGCGCAACTACCACGGTCTGGCCCTGGTGATTCACAGGGCCTACTTCGCCGAAGTGTACAAGGCCGCCCAGGGAAACTGATAGCCGCTGCGGAGTTCCTCTATACCCTGGAGCCGGACGCTGCGCAGCTCGCAGCCCTTGGGCTGACTCCGGAGGATCTCGGCGACAAGTCTTCTTTTGATGTCTTTCCCGAGAATTACACGTCGGTCGAGGTCTTCAACGCCATGCGCACGCAGTGGCGCACAGATATGGGGGTGCCGATTGGACTGGACTACGCGGCGCTCCCATCCGTCATGCGCCTGTTTGGTGTTCCTGCTGCCCGGCGCAGGCGGGTGTTTGACGACGTGAGGGTAATGGAACACGCAGCGATTTGCTTGATGCGTGAACAGCAATAGCCGCCCTCGGGCGGCGCTTCTTCAGGGCAATGTGATATGGCTAAATCTGGTGCGGGCGACCTGGCTGGCAGTGTAACGGTCGGCCTGACTGCCGAGATGGATCAGTTCACGGCCGGTATGCGCGAAAGTGCCCAGGCCGTTCGCGAGGTCAAGAACGAAACAACGTCGGCGGCAGCAGCGGTTGTGCCAGCCTTGAATAAGATCTCAGCAGCTGGCACGGCGGGCACTAATGAGCTGAATGCTGCGCAGCAACGCTATCTTGAAAGACTGGAGCGCCAGAACGCCGCAATGCGCGGCGGGAAGGCCGCCGTGGAAGAGTTGCGTGCTGCACAGCTCGGCCTGGCTGGGAATGAAAAAGTTACTGCACTACTTGAAACTTTTCGACAGCTCGAAGCAACTCAGCGCAAAAACGCCGAGGCAGCAGTAGCTGCGTCTGTCGCGGTCAAGGCTCACGCTGAAAGCGAAGAGGATGCTGCAGCCCGTATCCGGACGTCGGTGGCTGCGTCCTTGGAGAAGACCGCCGCCCTCAATAAGGAAATTGAGGCATCGCGAGCCGCTGCCTCAGCAGCTCGGGAGGCAGGCGGCCGCAATGCTCCGGCCGGCACCGACCGGATCGATGCGTCTCTGCAGAATCGAGCCCTGCAGGAGACTGCTGACCGGGTCGCAGAGGTGAACCGTGCACTCGGATCGATCGGCCGGGGTGCGAGCAGTCAGAAGGAGCTCCAAGCCCAGACGGACAAGCTGGTAAACCTTTGGGGGCAAGGTCGGATCTCCGCCGAGCAGTACGCTGCAGCTGTCAAGCAGCTTGACCTGAGTGAAGCGCAGCTGAACAAGACCAGTACCGAGGCTGCGGCAAAGGCTGACGCGTTCATCGCGCGCCTGAAGGATCAGGCGGCTACTGCCGGCAAGAGCGCGAAGGAGTTGCTGGAATACCGCGCGGCGCAGCTTGGCGTTACCAGCCAGGCCGCGCCGCTGATCGAGCAAATCGAGAAGGCCGAAAAGGGCATGCACGGCTTCAGCCTCGCTACCAGCGGGAGCCGCCGTGAGCTGGGTGTCCTGGCGCGGGAAATTGCAAGTGGCAACTTCAGCGGCGCCAGCCGCTCGTTTTCGATCTTTGCTGAGCAGTCCGGTCTGATGCCGGCACTGTTGTCGCCGGCAACGCTGGCGATTGGTGGCCTGGTTGCCGCAGTCGGTGGCCTGGCTGCGGCTTACCTCCAAGGGCATGCCGAAGAAAAGAAGTTCGCAGACGCCCTGGTGGTGACCGGGAACGCTGCCGGCACCACTGCGGCCAGCCTGCACGATATGTCTGTGCAGGCCGCTGGAACGCTCGGCAGCTTGTCTGCGGCGAAAGAGGTGGTCCTGGAGCTGGCGAACAGCGGAAAGTACTCCGCCGAGCAGATTGGCATGATCGCCACCGTCGCTGTGGACATGCAGACGGCTACCGGCCGCGCCGTGAAAGACACAGTGCGTGAGTTTGAGGAGCTGGCCCGTTCGCCCGTCGATGCCAGTGCCAAACTGAATGAGCAGTACCACTACCTTACGCAGTCGGTGTATGACCAGATCGCGGCATTGCAGCGGCAGGGTGACACTCAAGCGGCTATTGACCTGGCTGAACGCACCTATGCAGATGCGATGGGGGCTCGTGCGCGCTCAATCAATGAGCATATCGGCACCATCGAGAACGCCTGGAAGCGCGCAAAAAATGCTGTGATGGGCTTCTGGGATACCGTGATGAACAACGGTCGTACCGACCTGCTTGAGCACGACATCGCAGAGTATGAGAAGCGCCTGGCCACGCCGATGATCAAGTCGGATCGTGATGTGCTGCAGGCCCGCGTCGACGGTATGAAGAAGCAGCTCGCTGCGGAAAAGGAACTTGCGGCGCAACGTGAGGAGGGTACCAAGAGCGAGGGCGCTTCGATCCAGGCCGCTCGGGCTATTGATCAGCTGACCGAATCGGTCGACAAAAATATCCGGAAACGGAACGAGCTGGCAAAGTTGTCGCAGCAATTCACGGCAATGATGCGGGAGGCAAACCGTACTGGGAATGCGAACGACCGTCTCGATGGGGTAGTTTTCAGTGAGTCAGGCAATCCGTTGTCGGGCGGCTTGTATGCGAAGCTGCAAAAGGACATCGAGGACAAGTACAAGGAAAAGGCGCCATCCGGCGCCGACAACGCCCTGAACGCGCAGATCAAGGCCATCCAGGGGCAGATGCAGGAGGCTGAGCGGAACCTTCGGGCCACGCTGCAGAACAACAAGGCCACCTATGACGTAGGCTTGGTCAACACGCAGGAGTATCTGCGGGCCGACTATGAAGCTCGTCGCGCGGCTCTGGATAAAGAGATGGCGCTGGCGCAGCAGCAGGAAGCAATCGCTGGTCGAAAGAAGAACCTGAGTGCGCTGGAAGAGGCGAAGAATCAGCAGCGCAAGATCCGCGATGAGCAGTTGCAGAATGAGCAAAAGTTCGTCAATGACACGCGATCTCTGGAAGAAAAGAATGCTCGCGACGTCCAGGCTTACGTCGAGTCCCTCAACGCGTCGTACAACACACGGGCAGCTGCGATTCGCAATCTGGTTGATGGCGCCGGCCTGGGGGATGCTGCCCGTGATGAGCTCAATCGTCTCAACCAGGTGCAGCAGGAGTTTGATCGGGCGGCCGAGGCCTTGCGTAAGTCTCGGGAGAAGGGTGAGGCTCACGGTGGACTTAGCCAGTCGCAGTATGACCAGGAGCTGGTCGCGCTGCAGTCAAATCTGGAGGCGCGATTGCAGCTGGAGCGCGACTATTCCGAGCAGACCAAGAAGGTCCAGCAGGATGGCTGGGTCGGTGCAAGTCGCTTCATGCAGAACTACGCCAACCAGGCAGCAAACGTCGCGGGACAGGTGGAGAGCCTTTTCGGATCTGCTGCGCGCGGGATGGAGGATGCTTTCGCCAATTTTGCCACCAGCGGCAAGTTGAGCTTCAGCGACTTGGCCAAGTCCGTCATCGCGGACATCGCGCGTATGCAAGCGCGGGCAGCTATCTCCGGTCTGTTCAATATGGCGATCTCTGCGGCCGCGTCGGCGTTCGGACCTAGTTCCTCGGGAGCAGCCTCGGCATCGAGCACTGCTGACTACTGGCAATCCACCGCTGGTGGCAGTTTGGGCTTCAAGGCGAACGCCTTGGGCGGAGTCTATGAATCGCCTTCGCTGAGTGCATACAGCGGCCAGGTCGTCTCGCGCCCGACTCTCTTTGCCTTTGCGAAGGGAGCGGGGTTGATGGGTGAGGCAGGGCCGGAGGGCATCTTCCCATTGAAGCGTGGACCCAATGGTGCGCTCGGCGTGCAGGCTTACGGCGCCGGCGCCCCGATCTCGGTGGCCACTACCGTCAACTTCTACGGGGACGGCTCCAGCGATAGTTCGACCAAGTCCCAGAGTGATGCCTCGGCCAAGGAACTCGGGGAGCTGGTGAACCAGCTTATCAGCCAGCGCTTCATGGCCGAGCAGCGACAGAACGGTGTGATCTGGAAAATTCGTAACGGAGTACCAAGCTGATGACGATTGAGACCTTCACCTGGCAGCAATCCGGGGCGCGAACTCGGCAGGCAAAGTTCAGTTTGCTTACGGTCAGCCTCGGAGACGGTTACGAGCAGGTCGGTGCGGCTGGCTTAAATCCTGTTCAGGACACCTGGACGATCAGCGTGTCCGGCCCGGAAGATCTGGTCGCAGAGGTGGAAGAATTCCTGGATCGCAACGGCGGAGCCGCCAAGGCCTTTTACTGGAATGCCCCTCGTAAAGGTCGCGTACTGGTTCGCGTGACCGAAGGTGGATACTCCACCGCTGATGCCGGCGGTGGAGTATCGACAGTGACTGTGACATTCAAGAAGGCAAACACACCATGAGTATCCGCAGTGACGTCCAGAAGCTAGAGCTGGGTGCGGTGGTGGAGCTATTCGAGCTGGATGCGACAGCGATCAGCGGCGATTTCTTGCGGTTCCATGGGTACGCCCAGGATGGGTCGATCTGGTGGCAGGGGAACGAATACTCGGCCTGGCCCATCAAGGCGGAAGGCTTCGCAAAGACCAGTGACGGCCAGCCACCGACGCCCAAGCTGACGGTGGCCAATATCGACGGGTCCATCGGTGCCGCCTGCCTCTATCTGGACGATTTCGTAGGCGCCAAGCTCACCAGGTGCACCACGCTCGGGAAATACCTCGATGCTCGGAACTTCCCAGATGGGAATCCTGATGCGGATCCGGACGAAGAATTCCCCCCGGAGATCTGGTACGTCGAGCAGAAGACCTCCGAAACCAATGAGGTGATCGAGTTTGAGCTTTCCAGTCCGTTGGACTTCGATGGCCTGCAGCTACCTGCTCGGCGGATCATTGCCAACCTCTGTGCCTGGGAATATCGCAGTGCCGAATGCGGCTGGACTGGTGTTGCGTTCTTCAATTCGAAGGATCAGCCGGTAACGGACGCGAACCTCGACCGCTGCGGAAAGCGTCTTTCCTCTTGCCGCTGTCGATTTGGTGACTACTCGGAACTGCCGTATGGCGGGTTTCCGGCCGCTGACATCATACGAGCAAACTGATATGAATCCTGAAATCGAAACTGCGATCCGCGCGCACGCGGTCGCAGAATATCCACGCGAGTGCTGCGGCCTGGTCATCAATGAAGGAGGGTGCGAGGTGTATCTCCGCTGTCGTAACGTGGCCGCTGGCGGGCGCCAGGGAGATCACTTCGTGATGGCCAAGGCCGATTACTTCGCTGCTGCTGATCGAGGCGAGCTGCTCGCCCTGGTGCATTCCCATCCGGACATGCCGGCGCGGCCGACGCAGGCTGACCGGGTCAGTTGTGAGGCATCGGGTATCACCTGGTTCATCGTGCGGGTCGATGGAGTTGATGGGGCTGTGGAGACGGGTGAGATTGAGAAGCTATCGCCCTCAGGCTACAGGGCGCCGTTGGAAGGCCGCGAGTTCTACCATGGTGTTCTCGACTGTTACGCGCTCGTGCGGGATTGGTTTGAACAGGAGCGCGGCGTCACTCTGCCTGATTTTGTCCGCCGCGATAACTGGTGGGGTGACGGGAGTGGCGAAGATCTCTACATGAAGCACTTCCGCTCGGCTGGATTCGAGCCCGTCGAGTTGGAAGATCTCCGAGTGGGTGACTGCTTCTTGATGCAGGTACGTGCCAAGGTCGTGAACCACGCAGCGGTGTACGTTGGCGATGGCAAGATCCTGCACCACCTTTATGGCAGGCCATCCAGGCACGATATTTATGGGGGCTATTGGCGCGATGTTACTCGCCTGGTAGTTCGCTACCGGGGAACCTAGCCGGCGTAAGCCGGCATTTTTTTGGTCTCACATGAACGAAAGCTTAAAGACAATCCGGCTTTACGGTGCCTTGGGCAGCAGATTTGGCCGTGTTCATCACCTAGCTGTGTCGAGCGCCCGCGAGGCGGTCAAGGCCCTGTGCGTTCTGCTCCCAGGATTCGAGCGTGAGCTGATGACTGCGCACACCCGAGGCGTCGTCTATTCGGTCTTTCTTGGCAAATCCAATATCTCTGCGGAGCAATTGGCCTATCCCGCTGGGAGCGATGACATCCGTATAGCGCCGATCCTGCAAGGCAGTAAGCAGGCAGGAGCGCTCCAGACCATTGTCGGGGCAATCATTGTGATCGTGGGCGCAGTCGTCAACTACTTCTTCCCTGGATCTGGCGTGCCCATCATGCAATTTGGCCTGGCCATGATGGCAGGCGGTGTCGTGCAGATGTTAGTGCCGCAGAAAGGCGGCACTTCCACGCAGGACCAGGCAGACAACACGGCCAGTTACAACTTCAACGGGGCGGTGAACACGAGTGCCCAAGGGAATCCTGTTCCGCTGGGCTACGGAACGATCATGGCGGGATCTGCCGTTATCTCGGCCGGGATTTTTGCGGAGGATCAGGCATGAGAGGTCTTGTCGGATTTGGTGGTGGTGGAAAAGGTGGTGACCAAGGGCACGCGGCCGTCGAGGCGCCCGACAGTCTCAAGAGCATTTCATATGCCAAGGTGGTAGACCTGATCTCCGAGGGCCCAATTGTTGGCTTGGTAGCCGGTGCTCAGTCGATCTACCTCAACGAAACGCCGCTACAGAACGCGGATGGCTCCTACAACTTCTCCGGCTTCCAATGGCAGTTCCGGCCCGGCACACAAGATCAGTCTTACATTCCCGGCTTTCCGGAGGTTGCCAACGAGCTGGCGGCTTCCAGTGAGCTGCGCTCCGATACGCCCTGGACTCGCGGCGTCACCAACCTGCAATTGTCGGGTCTGCGGGTTCGCTTATCGGTCTCGGGGCTCAGTCAGACCGACAACTCGAACGGCGACGTCAAGGGATACAGGGTCGAATATGTGATTGAGCTCTCGACTGACGGCGGTCCGTTCCAGGTGGTGGTTAGTTCTGCTTTCGATGGAAAGACCACGAGCAAGTACAGCCGGAGCCATCGATTCAATCTGCCGCGCGCGACAGTATCCGGCTGGCGCGTGCGCGTGCGTCGCCTTACTCCGAACGCCAATAGTGCGCGCATCGTCGATATCACAATGATCGAGTCGTACACCGAGTTGATCGACGCGAAGCTGCGGTATCCGATGTCGGCGTTGATGGCATTGATGGTGGACGCCTCGCAGTTCCAGAGCGTCCCATCGCGGTCATACTTGATGAAGCTGCGGATCATCCAGGTGCCATCGAACTATGATCCGGACACTCGGACCTACTCGGGAATCTGGGACGGCACCTTCAAGCCAGCCTGGACCGATAATCCCGTCTGGATCTACTACGACCTGGTGTTGCACAAGCGGTACGGCGCAGGCAAGCGGGTAGACGCTTCGCAGATCGACAAGTGGGAGTTATATCGCATCGCGCGATACTGCGACGAGCTCGTGCCTGACGGGAAGGGCGGCTATGAGCCGCGCTTTGCCTGCAACGTCTACATCCAGAAGGAGGCTGCGGCATATCGAGTGCTGCAAGATCTGGCGTCGATCTTCCGTGGCATCGTGTACTGGGGTGGCGGCAAGATGATGACCTCGGCCGATATGCCCGGCGAGCCGATGTATGTGTATACCGCTGCCAACGTGGTCGACGGCAAATTCACACGAGTGGGGAGCAGTCGTCGTACTCGCTACACCACGGCGCTGGTGAGCTGGAATGATCCGGCTGACTTCTATCGCGCGAAAAATGAGTACGTCGAAGATTCCATTGGCATCGAGCGCTATGGCTACCGCCCGTTGGAGTTGACTGCATTTGGCTGCACCTCCCAAGGACAAGCCCAGCGGGCGGGGCGGTGGGCGCTCGCCACGTCACGTCTGGAGACTGAAACCATCACCTTCCAGGTGGGCATGGAAGGGGCGATTGCTGCGCCTGGCCAGATTGTCCGGGTCGCCGATCCCAAGAAGATGGGGCGCCGTAACGGTGGCCGTATCCGAGCGGTCAATGGGCGCACGATCACGTTGGACAAGGCGCCGACAGTGGCGGCCGGCGATACGTTCACGGTCATTCTGCCGACAGCGATCTCAGAAGACCGCTTGGTGGAGTCGGTGGATGGGGATGATGTGACCGTCACACAAGCATTCTCGGTTGCACCGGAGCCGCAGTCTATCTGGTATGTCGGCAGTGTTGACCTGGTCGCGCCGACCTACAAAGTGATGTCGGTGACGCAGAAAGATGGCCTCATTTTCGAGATCACTGCCCTTCAGCACGAGCCGGGGAAATTTGATTATGTGGAGCAGGGGACCGTGATTGGCGACCGTCCCACAAGCGTGGTGCCAATGCGGTTCCAGCCTCCACCAACCAACGTCAGGCTGTCGAGCTATACCGCCTCGATAAATCGCGCCCTGGTAACAACGCTTGTGATTGCGTGGGATGCCGCGCCTCGGGCAAGTCAGTACCAGGTCGAGTGGCGGCGGGATAGCGGCGACTGGACGTCGTTGCCGCGTACTGGTTCGCTCAACATCGAGGTGCCCGGAATCTATGGCGGGGCCTATGAGGCGAGAGTCCGGGCCTTCAACAGCATCGAGATCGCGTCAACCCAGGTGAGTAGTGCCGTGGTGCCCTTTGCGGGTAATCAGGGCTCGCCACCTGATGTTCCTTGGTTCTCGATCAATGGCGATGTCCTCTCGTGGGGAGCTGTTCCTGATGCAGAGCTGGCTGGCTATCGCCTGCGATACCACTACGGCTCGAATCGCAGCTGGGGCGATGCCAGCGAACTCGTCAGCGGCGTTGTACAGAGCAGTCCTTATCAGATCCTCTCTCGCCCGCAGGGGGCGCTGACACTCATGGTCAAGGCCGAGAACAAGGCCGGACTGCAGTCCAATGCGCCTACCTACATCATGACCGAGATAGGGGACGCCTTGGTGGCCAACGTCGTGGAGGAGTTTGATTTTCACGGCGATGGTTATCCCGGCAACGTGTCTGGTGGAATTGCCGTGGATGGCGATCTGCGGGCTGAAGGCTCGCAGGCGTTCTGGGGGAACGACTTGGCGGACTATTGGCCGTTGGATGAGGGTCGCGAGTTCTTCACCGATAACTACAAGCGCATGGTGTACGAGACACCGATCTTTACGCCATCGGTGATTGCGATGGGCTTGACGATGACCTTGGACGTCGATTTCCAGGGTGGCGTCCGGACGATTGAATATCGGTCGGGTGGAGGTGACCCGTTCTTCGCGCCGGATGGCAATACCTTCTTCGGCTCAGACGATACGGAGTTCTTCACGCCATTGTCAGGATATCAGCCATGGCCTGGCTCGCTTTCGGCGCAGTTAATTCAGTACCAGCTCCGGTTTATCGTTGATGCGGGACCGGAGCAGGGCGTAATCAGCGCCTGCAAGGCTGTCATCGATGTGCCGGATATTGAGGAGTCGTTCGATGATGTCGTAGTTCCCCCGGCTGGTATACGGCTGCCTATCACCCAGAAATACCTAGTCATCAAGAATGTGCAGCTCACCTTGCAAGCTGACGGAGGAACTGCGCTGATCGCTCGCTATGTCGATAAGAGCCCCACGTTGGGTCCTCTAGTGCAGTGTTTTGACGCCGATGGCCGTGCCGTTATCGGCTCGTTGGACGCCCGAATCCAAGGATATTGAGGAGAATTATGTTACTTCCAAGTAAAGAGTTGTTTAATGGCACCAAGTCGCCGGCTACGACGACTGCCGAAATGCGTATCGCGCTTGGTGCGCTTCGAGATTACCTCGCTGGCCTGCTCGGCGAGGATAGTGACGATAAAGCGGGGGCGAGAAGCGTTTTGGGCGTTATCAATACCATTATCCCGCCTGGTATGGGAGGGATGTTCTTCACGAAGTTTGCGCCCACGGGTTGGCTCAAGGCAAACGGCGCGGTAGTGCCCTCCGACCCCTACGTCGACCTCTCCACAGCTATCTACTGCGGCGATGCCGCGAATGCCACCGCAGCATGGGGCTATCGGTGCACCAACCCCGCCAATCCCTCCGGCAGTCGCAGCACTGTAGGCGCCTATATCGTTCTTCCCGATGCTCGGGCTGAGTATATGCGTGGGTGGGATGATGGTCGAGGGATAGACAGTTCGCGGTCTTTGTGGAGTTGGCAGGCTGGTGCGCTCCTGTTGCACAGTCACACTGCATCTGCGCAGGTCGACGGAAATCACACTCACCAGGCGAATACCGGTCGCTTAGCTGGTTCCGGCTTTGGTATTGGAAGCCAAAACCAGCCGCGTGAAATTGACCAGTACACAGAGACGACCGCTGCTGGAACGCACAGCCACGCCATCACGGTGAATGCCACTGGTGGGGCGGAGAACTTGACTCGAAACCTCGCGGCGCTTATTTGCATCAAATACTAAGGATGGCCATGAACGCACCCGAATTTTGGAACTTCCACCCGATCACTCGCGCGCTGATCCGAACCGCCGAGCCCTGCTATGCAGACCCGGACCCACTCGTCGAGGGCAATTGGCTGTTCCCAGGAAATGCGACCGACGCGAAGCCTGGCCCTGATGTCGAGGGCAAGTACCAGGTGATTGACCTGGACGCTCAGGAATGGGAATACGTCGATCTCCCCTCGGGCAGCGTTGAGCCGACACCGGCCCTCGGCGAATCCTCGCCGGCTGAACTTGCTGCCTCCGCGGAATTGAAGCGAGACATGCTGCTGCAGGTGGCCGGCTTGCGAATCGCCCCTCTGCAGGACGCCTTTGACCTCGGCGTGGCCACCGAATCAGAGCAGGCACTGCTGGTGCGGTGGAAGCAGTATCGAGTGATTTTGGGGCGCATCGCTACTCAGGAGGGCTACCCCGAGACCGTGGCCTGGCCGGAGACGCCCGACCAGCTGCCGACTGCAGCATCGGCACCACCGAATTCTGCACAGGACGAGCCAGCAGGGGCCACCGAATAGGTGGCCCTAATAGTTTCTACGGTCAGTAAAAAAGCATAGACCGGCGAATTTTGGGTTTTTAATCTTTCTCAGGGGAATCAATGCCAGAACCAACAACCAGCGCGGCGGCAGGGTATGCCGTCTCAATCGGCACAGTGACTCTGACAGGTGCTTTTCTTGGCCTGCAGTATGACCTGCTGCTGGCCGGAATCTTCGGGGGCTGCGTAGCGCTCTCGTTCACGCGGCAGACGCCGCTGCTGCGCATGGCCATCACGCTGATTACCAGCGCCTTGGTGGCGGCCTACGGCGGCCCGGTGGCGATGGCCTGGGCGGCGCAGTCGTCCTATTTCGAATGGACGGCCAAGATTCCAGAACAAATGCGCTTCTTCAGCGCTTTCGCCATCGGGGTGTGTTCGCAGACCTTGGTGCCACTGGCGCTGCAGCAGCTGCAAAGTCGATTCGGAGGGGGTAATCCGCAACCAGGAGCCTCCCAATGAACAACTACCTGATGATCATCAACCTGATCGCCGCCGGCCTAATGCTGGCGCGCGCCGTGTGTGCTCTCAACGAGATGACCGCCGGTGCCGAGCACCATCTGGATCGGCTTTTTATTTCATTGGTGGCCGCCGGCGAGAGCGGCATCCTGCTGGGCCCGCTGTTCGGTCACATCACAGCACCAGAGCTTGTGGTGCTGAATGTCGGCTTTGCCGGCCTCTACGCTGTTCCCTGGCTGTACGTCGTCACGCGCGACCGATTGAAAGGACGAATTCCATGGACCTCACAATAGACCAGCTGCGCCAGATCATGCCCGCCTCGATGCGGGCATCGTCTTTTCTGGGGCCGCTGAACGCCGCGATGCGAGAGTTCGGCATCGATACCGCCCAGCGCCAGGGCATGTTCCTGGCCAACGTCGGCGCCGAGTCCGGCCAGCTCTCCACCCTGGTGGAAAACCTGAACTATAGCGCCGACCGGATTCGCCAGATCGGGAATGCCTCGCCGGCAGGTTCGCGCTGGCGCTCGCTGGTGCCGCGCGCGGCCGAGCTGGCCGGAAATCCCGAGCACATGGGCAACGCGGTCTACTGCAACCGGATGGGCAACGGCGACGAGGCCAGCGGGGAAGGATTCTTGTATCGCGGCCGGGGCCTGCTGCAGACCACCGGCAAGACGAATTACGTGGCCCTGATGATGGCCCTCGGCATTGACTGTGCTGTGCACCCTGAACTGCTGGAGCAGCCGGACGGCGCCGCGCGGGCCGCCGCGTACTACTGGCATGCCAACGACTTGAGCGAGTATGCCGACGCCGGCGACTTCGACGGGGTGTGCGACATCATCAACATCGGGCGGAAAACTGCAGCCGTAGGTGATTCGATGGACTACGCCAAGCGCCTGGCGCTGTACAAGAACGCGAAGCAGGTGCTGTCATGATGGCCGTCCTCAGCATGCTGCGCATCGTCCCGTCCTGGTGCTACTGGATCCTGGCCTTGGTGGCGCTGTGCCTTGGCTGCGAGATTCACGGTGCCGGCCGCGTGCAGGCGAAGTGGGACGCGCAGGTGAAGCAGCAGGCAGCCGCCGCTGAGGCCGCGCTGGAGCTGCGGCGCGAACAAAACCGGGCCATCGGTGCCGAGCAGGCGCTCAAGTCGGCCCAGATCGAGAAAGGTCACGATGATGAAATGGCAAAAGTGCGCGCTGATCTGCGCAATTCTGAGCGGCTGCGCCTCGGCGCAGCCTGGTGCGACGGTGGCACTCCCGGACGCGCCCAAGCCAGTGGCACCAGCGGCGGCAATGCAGCCGGTGCCGCCAGCGGGTTACTTTCTCCAGAGCTGGACAGCGCTGTTCGCGCGCTGATCGGCCAGGCCGAGGAGGCCGCCGGCGCCGCCCGCGCGGCACAGGCATTTATCCGAGAGAACAGGATGGCGCCGCCTTGA